CTACCAAAGTTTCTTCAGCAAGGTGTGACAGTTTGGAATAAGGGAAACATAGAACTGGAAAATGGCTCGAAGATTTTGGCATCTGCTACTTCTGGTTCAGCAGTTCGAGGATCTTCTTTCAACATCATTTTTCTTGATGAGTTCGCACACGTTCCCAGCACCATCGCCGAATCATTCTTTACCTCTGTTTATCCTACCATATCTTCTGGTGAAACTACCAAAGTGTTTATCGTTTCTACCCCTCTAGGTATGAACCTATTCTATAAAATGTGGGTAGATGCAGAAGAGAAACGTAATAGCTATGTTCCAATTGAAGTACACTATACACAAGTGCCGGGTAGAGATGATAAGTGGAGACAAGAAACTATTAAAAATACTTCAGAACAACAATTTAATCAAGAGTTTCTTTGTGAATTTTTGGGGTCTACTCGTACTCTTATAGATGCATCAAAACTAAGGTCAATGGTATTCAAGAAACCTATATTTTCAAGTAATGGTATTGATGTATATGAAGAACCAATCAAGAAAGCCACATACTGTATGATTGTGGATACGGCTCAAGGTAAGGGTCAAGATTTCTCTGCCTTCTCTGTTTTTGATGTTTCACAGATACCATATCGACAAGTTGCAAAATATAGAGATAATAAGATTTCACCTATGTTATATCCAAATATTATATATCAAGTAGGAATGAAATATAACACTGCCTTTACTCTACTAGAAATTAATGATATGGGTTCACAGGTGGCAGAAACTTTACACTATGACCTTGAATATGAAAATGTTATGATAACTTCTATGAAGGGTAGAGCAGGTCAACAAATTGGGGGTGGTTTTTCAAAAAATATTCAACTTGGAATACGAACCAGTAAACAACTCAAGAGAATAGGATGTGCCACTCTAAAGGAAATGATTGAAACAGATAAGTTAATAATTCCAGACTTTGAAACTATTGCTGAGTTGACTACTTTTGCGTCTAAACACAATTCTTATGAAGCAGAAGAAGGAACACATGATGACCTTGCAATGACATTAGTAATCTTTGCTTGGTTGGTTCAACAAAGATACTTCAAAGATATGACAGACCTTGACCTTAGACAAAAAATGTATGAAGATTTTGAAGACCAGTTTGAACAGGATATGCTTCCATTTGGTATTATTGATGATGGTAGAGAAGAAGAAACCTATACGGACAATACAGGTCAAACTTGGGAAGTAGAACCATCAGTAAGAAGGTATTTTTAAACATCTGTTCCAAACCCAAAATCTGCATCGGAATCTTCTTTATCGTGTCTTATATCTTGGAGTAATTTTTTAGCATCTGGATGTACTCTTGTAGAATTGTAATCTAATCTAGATTCAGATTTTGTACATATAATTAAATGTTCGGGATTCACACATGAATTTTGTCCACAAATTTGATGTACGATATATCCTGAAGAGATTTCCCCTTTATGATGTAGATAAGAAAACCTATGTGCAGGTATAGATTTTCCTTGATATGAAAACATTCCATATCCCTGTTGTGTTTTTGAAGCCTTCCATGTCCAACATCCACTTCCTGTGTTTTTATCTATCTTTGTTAAAAAGCGTTCAATTTCTTTCATGTTACCTCCGCGTGTTCATATAAGTATTTATATCTCAATAAACACCTAAAACACAGAGTTTGGGGTTTTTATAAATAATCTATAGTAAGATAACTTTGTATTAATTAACTAAAATTAGGAGAGATGACATGCCTTTTCAAGTATCGCCCGGCGTAAACACATCTGAAATTGACTTAACCACTATTGTACCTGGCATTTCTTCAATAGATGCTGGATTTGCGGGTTGCTTTAGGTGGGGCCCAGTTAACGATGTAAAATTGATTGATTCAGAAGATTTATTGTTGGAAACATTTCAATCTCCTGACGCAAACACATACATTTCATTTTTAACAGCAGCAAACTTTTTAACGTATTCAAGTGCACTTCATGTTGTAAGAACTTCAAACACAGCAATGAAGAACGCTTCTGCAAGTGGAACTGTTGTTTTAATTTCAAACACATCACATTATCAAGCAACATATTCAGAACAAGAAGGATCACCAGTAACAGCTCAAGGTGATTGGTGTGCTAAGTGGGGTGGAGATTTAGGAAACAGTCTTAAAGTTTCCCTTTGTGGCCCAACAAGAGCTAACCTCGCATCTGGTAATACAGTAGTTGCTTCAAATTCAGATGTTGCTTTGACAGGAACATACGCAGTTCATGCAACAGACAAATCTTTCACAGGAACAAGTACATTAGCTGGTACTGAACTCAGAGTCGGAGATGTAATTGCTGTTAGTAGTAATGTTTTTGTGATTGCTACAATTACAAGTAATACTGCAGGAACTGTAGATAGAGATCCAACAACAGGTGCTATTAGTGCAGCTGCAACAGTTCGTTACAAAAGATCAGCATTCGCAGAACCATCAAGAAATATGGTGGGAACTGTCGCGGTTACTGCTAATGTTGCAACAGTTACAGCAACAGTCGCTACAGCTGGAGCACACAATACCACTTCTTTCACCAGACAATATACTGTCGGAGACATCATTAAAATTAATGGTGAAGAAAGAAAAATCAAAGCTGTTACAAATTCCTCATACATGACAACTACTGTTGCATTTACCAATGCTGCTTCAGCTCAAACTCATTCAAGAACATGGGAATATGCTGGTAGTTTTGACAAAGAACCAGTAACTACAGCACATACTGCTGCAAAAGGTGGTGCTCTCTATGATGAAGTACACGTTGTGGTTGTGGATGAAGACGGAGAGTGGACAGGAAATAGAGAAACAGCATTAGAAACTTTTACTGGTACTTCAGTCGCAAAGAATTCAAAATACGAAGATGGTACATCGGCGTATTACGTTGATGTTATAAATCGTAAATCAAAATATATTTGGTGGATGGATCATGATGCTTTAGGTGATGCTTATACAACTGGTGGTGCTGCAGTATCTGCTTGGGGAACAGCAGCAAATTCTACCATAGAATATATGTCAAGTGCTGCTACTGGTAATCTAATTAAAACTCTCAGTTTATCTGGTGGAGTTGATGGTTCAGCTCCTTCTGATTCAGATAAAATCACTTCATTTAATAAGTTCAAAGATGCGGAAGAAGTAGATATCGGATTAATAGTCGGTGGAGAAGCTTCTGCAACAGTTGCACTTCAACTCATTGCAATCGCTGAAGGTAGAAAAGATTGTGTATCTTTCCTTTCACCAGAACAAGCAGATGTTGTGAATTCAGAAGGAACAGAAGCTACCAACGTAGTTGATTTTAGAAATAGTCTAGGGTCTTCTTCTTACGCAGTTCTTGATTCTGGTTGGAAATATCAGTACGATAAGTACAATGATGTTTATCGTTACGTTCCTCTTTGTGGAGATACTGCAGGTGTTACTGCTGCTACAGAAGCAAACAGAGATGCATGGTTCTCTCCCGCTGGTTTTAATAGAGGAAACTTCAGAAATGTAATAAAACTTCCCTTTAATCCAAGAAAATCTGAAAGAGACACACTTTATAAGAACAATGTCAATCCTGTAACAACATTTATGGGTTCTGGAACTGTTTTATTCGGTGATAAGACTCTTCTTGCAAAACCTTCTGCATTTGATAGAATTAATGTACGAAGACTTTTCATTATTATGGAAAAGGCTATTTCAAGGTTTGCACGAGCACAACTATTTGAATTCAACGATGCTTTCACAAGAGCTCAGTTTGTTGGTGCGGTAGAACCATTCTTGAGGAATGTTCAAGGCCGTGATGGTATTACAGATTTTAAAGTTGTCTGTGATGGTTCAAACAATACTGGTGATGTAGTTGACCGTAACGAATTTATAGGTGACATTTATGTTAAACCAAATCGTTCTATCAACTTTATTCAACTAAACTTTGTTGCTGTTCGTAGCGGAGTTGATTTCGCAGAAGTAGTTGGTTAAAAAGTAGTATAAATAATAGTATATAACACATCTTATAGATGGGGGAAGACGATGGCATGCGAAGGCAGCACTTGTAAAAAAGACTTCCCCATCACATCTTCAATTTTTGTCATCGGAGGAGAGTAAAAATGTCATTTTCAATAAACAAATTTAGAGGTGGTGCATTAAATGCATCTGGAGCACGACCTAATTTATTTGACGCTCAATTAACTAAAAATCCAGTAAGTATAAATCCAGATGAATTTAGATTTGCATGTAAAGGGGCAGCAATTCCAGCAATGACAGTTGGAGTTGTAGAAGTTCCTTATTTTGGTAGAGTAGTTAAAGTGCCAGGTAATAAAACATTTGAAAACTGGACTAC